GCATTGGAGTTGTGATGAACGCACTCACTAAAGACATCATGAAGTGGCTCAACATTGACGTTGAGCTTGCAATTGCCGTGCAATACAAGATGATGGAAACCGGCATTAGTTTTGGCAGCAGCTCAACGCATGAGCTTAAGCAGTGTGCAAAGGAATGCTTGGACTTGATCAAATGAAAGTCTTCTTGGCACTTGTTGTCATATCGGCTTTAGCCCCATTCGTTTGGTTTGGCCATTGGGCTAGAACCGCCATAGAGCGGTTGTGGGATTGGGCCACTTTCAAATGAACTTGTATCCCCATCAAGTCCAAGCAATCGAATGGCTAAGTCAAAGACCTAAAGCCATTCTTGCGCTTGACATGGGTCTAGGCAAGACTTGTGTGTCTAGCCTAGACCTGTCTGTGCCTGCGCTAGTTGTGTGTCCTGCGTCACTCAAACTCAATTGGCAAGCCGAGCTCAAAATGTGGCGGCCTGAACTCAGCGTACAGGTTGTTCGCAGCCCCAAAGACCCAATCAAAGGCCTTGATGTCACCATTGTCAACTATGACATACTAGGCAAGCTTGACCTACCAATACCATCTACTTTGATCGTAGATGAAGCTCACTACATCAAGAATTACAAAGCCAAGCGTACCAAGTTGCTGATGGCCTTGATCAAAGCCACAACCAATGTCAGCTTGTTGACAGGCACTCCTATAGTCAATCGACCTATCGAGCTATGGACTTTACTCTATTCAATTGGAGCCACAAAGTTAGGCTATTTTGAATTTGGTATGCGGTTCTGTGCAGGATGGAAAACACCCTGGGACACTTACGACTTCAGCGGATCAAGCCACAAAGGCGAGTTGATCAAAGTGCTAGAACCATTCATGCTAAGGATGACCAAAGAAGAGTGCATCGATCTGCCTTCAAAGACCTATCGAATTATTGCTCTTGATTTGCCGGTTGACAAGCGTGAAAAGCAATTCAGTCAAGACCAGATTGACAAACCAGATTCAATCCCATTTGAAGCCATCAGTGACATCAGACGACTCAACGCAGAACGCAAATTAGACCAATCTATAAGCTACATCAAAGACTGCCTTGAGCAGGTCGACAAAGTTGTGGTCTTTGCACATCACAGTCACATCATAGATGAACTCATGAGTGCTTTTAAGGACCATGGACCGGTCATGATCACCGGGTCTGTCAAGAACGAAGACAGATACGCAGCAGTCTTAGCATTCCAAAATGACCCTAAGTGCCGGGTCTTTGTAGGCAACATCAAAGCTGCCGGGGTGGGTCTAACTCTAACAGCAGCAAGCCACGTCATATTTGTTGAAGCACCATGGTCTCCTGCAGACCTTCAACAAGCAGCAGACCGCTGCCACAGAATCGGTCAACAAGACAATGTCACTATTGACTTGTTGACGATAACCGGGTCCATCGATGAAATTATCTTACACAAGATTTTGACCAAGATGGACGTCATTGATAGCGTCATCAAGGAGTCTACAGACATGAATGAGAAATTGATTGCAGCCAAGCTGCGTGAACTGGCCAATTTGTTTGATCTGGCCGCCGAGCAAGAAGCCCCAAAAGCAGTCGGACAAGCTGCACCTAAGGTCGTCGAGCAAGAAGCCCCAAAAGCAGTCGAACAAGAAGCCCCAAAAGCAGTCGAACAAGCTGCATCTAAGGCTACAAATCAAGCCAAACAAATGGAAATTGAACCATTCACGCTTGACAACATTCGTCAAGCTATGGCTAGGTTGATCGGGGCCGGCAAACGCGATCAAGCACTTGCCATTCTTGCCAAGCTTGGTGTTGCTAAAGTCAGTGAAATTGCCGAAGAGCAATTTGATCAAACCATGGAATTGATCAATGAAGCACGCTAAGCTCTCACCGAGTGCTAGCTCTAGATGGATGACCTGCCCAGGCAGTGTCCATCTAGAACCTGATGTCAAAGGTAGTGGCTCAAGTGTCTACGCAGAAAAAGGCACGGCAATGCATGAAGTGTCTGAACTGTGTTTGACTAAAAACCTCAAACCGACCATGTTTGTTGGCAAAACGGTCAATGGCCACATTGTCACGCATGAAATGGCTGAACTTGTTCAAGTCTATGTCAACTACATGCAAGCCCTAAATGGTAACAAATACTACGAAGAAAAAGTCACACTCGCTGAGGTCATCAATGACTGCTGGGGCACGGCCGATGCAATCGTTGTTGATGGTTCATTGATGAGAATCATTGACCTTAAGACAGGCGGTGGTGTGCGCGTAGAAGCCGAAGGCAACACCCAGCTGCTTTGCTATGCACTTGGCGCTTACCTTAAGTACAGCCCAGTCTACGATATAGCCAACATCGCAATGACCATTGTCCAGCCGCCGATGAATAGCATCGATAGTTGGACCATTGAACTTAACGAACTCTTAGCATTTGCTGAAGAACTAAAGCGTTCTTACGCGGCCATTCAAAACGAACCAAACAAGTTTGTGGCTAGTGAGAAAGCTTGCAAGTGGTGTCATGCAAGAGCCAAATGTCCAGAAATGAAACGGCTGGCTAATGAAGCAGCTGCCGTTGACTTTAAGGCCATGAGCCCAGATAGCATTGAAGAATGGATGCCTAAGCTTAGCCTGTTGCAGTCATTCATTGATGCGGTTGAGGCTAAAGCCAAAGACACTCTGCTTGCTGGTGGTCAAATAAAAGGCTGGAAAGTAGTAGAGGGTCGTAAAACCCGTGATTGGCTAGACAAGTCAAAAGCCGAACTTTGGTTCAAGCAGCAAGGCTATGACAACATCTACACTGAGCCTGAGTTGTTGAGCGTTGCACAGATGGAAAAAAAGATGAAGTCTGAAAGTTTAGACTTTACAAACTTCATCAAGGTTTCCAACGGCAACCCAACCATTGTACCTGAAAAAGACAAGAGAAGTTCGGTGGACAAAAGTCAATCAGCAAAAAAAGATTTTGCATAAAGTCAAAAATAGTTGTACGGCGCCTAAAAAGGCGTTGTACAATGCACTCACGGCAATGTCGCCGTCTCAATGTTGAAAGATCATCATGGCACACGAACTCGATTTCTCTAACTCCCAAGCCAACTTTGCCCACAAGGGTGAAAAAGCATGGCACGGCCTTGGCCAACAACTCGAAGCAGGTCAACCCATTGAAGTATGGGCAAAAGCTGCAGGCTTGTCTCATACAGTCAATCGCGCAACGGTCCAATACAACACCGAGTCTGGCATGATGGCTCATGCTGACCGCAATGTTCTTTACCGCTCAGACACCTTGGCTCCTCTTGGTGTGGTCAGTAACGACTACAACATTGTTCAACCCGCAGACGTATTGGACTTTTTTGCACGTCTTGCTGAGAACAACAACTTTGAACTGGAAACAGCAGGTTCACTTTCAGGAGGCAAGCGTATCTGGGCAATGGCCAAAGTCAATGATGGGGCTACCATAATTGGCCAGGATGTTGTCAAACCTTATGTCCTATTGGCAACATCATATGACGGCACTCTTGCAACCACGGCGCGATTCACCTCAGTTCGTGTTGTGTGCAGCAATACACTTGGTTATGCCTCGGCTGAGTCCGGTGATACGGTCCGTATCAATCATTCAAAAACCTTCAGTGCCAAAGACACAGCGCTTGATCTTGGCATTGCAATCAACGGCTTTGAGAAGTTCTTGATCGACTCACGCCGCTTGGCTGCAAAAGAGGTCAATAGTACGTTTGCAGTTCAGTTCCTCAAGACTTTGCTGCCTATCAGCATGTCTACAAAGACTGTGAACGGCATCAAAGTCCAAGAGCAAGTACCTATTGAAAAGACCAAAGCATTTCAGTCGATTATGGCGTTGTTTAACGGTCAAGCTATCGGTAATGAGCTGCCAGAAGCTGAAGGTACTGCTTGGGGTTTGCTCAACGCTGTGACTGAACACGTTGATCACGGTCTCAACCAGAATGCGGCATGGTTTGGCTATGGCAACGCCCTCAAAAACAAGGCTCGTGACCTGCTGGTTGAGGTCACAGCCTAACAGGATACACGCACTGCCTTACGTGTATGACAGGTCGGAAAGACGGCCACTTCATCAACGTTTTAAGGACTAAAAATGTCAAAGCTTGTTACCCCTGAGTTCCGCGGTTCTTTTGTGCACATCCTCGAACCCCATGCCATCAAAGGCGTCGAGAATGCCAAAGCACGCTATCAAATCACAATCCCGTTGCCCAAAAATGACGGGTTCTGGAAAAAACTCAATGCTCTGGTTGAAGAGACTGCCAAAGCAAAATGGGGCAAAATCCCTTTAAAGATGAAGTCACCAGTCAAAGATGGTGACGAAGAAGAGCGTCCTGAACTGGCCGGTTGCTACAGCGTGCAAGCCACTTCCAACAACAAGCCTGGCATTGTTGACGCAGCTCTCAATCCCATCATGGATGCCAATGAGATCTACAGCGGTGCTTATTACCGTGCATCGATTCGTGCCTATGCTTGGGACCATCCTACTGGCGGCAAAGGCGTGTCCATTGCTTTGGACAATGTCATGAAAGTCAAAGATGGTGAGGCATTCAGTGGTCGCACCGATGCATCTGTTGACTTTGCTGACTTTGCCAAAGAAGATGCCGACCTTCTTGGCTAAAGTCAATAGCTAGCACGGGCCAACGTGCCGGTCGGGTGTGAAGCCCGTTCAACCAATCAATACGAAGGAGTTAGTTATGGAAAGCAGGATCATGGGCCTTGTCAAGGCCATGCACAAAAAGTTTGACTTGGCCAATAGCGGCAAACCTTGCCATCTTGAAGCTCATGAGAAGGCCTTTCGAGTCAAAGCCCTTCAAGAAGAACTTGATGAGTATAACGCGGCAACTACCCTGGTCGATGAGTATGACGCTCTTCTCGACTTGATCGTGTTTGCTGTCGGCACACTTGATCGACAAGGGCTGCCTTTGCTTGAAGGCTTTGAGAAAGTCATGAAAGCAAACATGGCCAAAGAGGTTGGCCAAAATGGTGAAAAGCGCGGTGGCTTCAAGCGTGATTTGGTCAAGCCTAAAGGCTGGACCGGCCCTGAAGCAGAGCTTAAACTCATCATTGATCGAGTTCCAAGCACTTTCCTTCCCTACTCAGTGGCACCTAGTTCAGATGGCACAATCGTGCAAGGCTTTGCACCTAAGTTTGACGCAACAAAAGTGCGAGTGGACTTGGTACCAATAGAACCAATGATGCAAGTTGCCGATGTCTTTGGGTTTGGTGCAAAAAAGTACTTTGCCAACTCATATCGTCAAGGCGAGACTGTTTCTTGGTCACGTACTTACGGATCAATACTCAGGCACCTTTTTGCTTTTTGGAAAGGTGAAGACATTGATCCAGAATCAGGCTTATCACACCTTGCCCATGCCGGAACTCAACTCTTCATCTTGATGGAGCACACCTCTCACAACAAAGACAAAGACGATCGTTTTGTCAGAGGTCAACAATGAACGTGCAAAGCATCAGAGACTTGTTCAAAGCCATGAAGCCGGACGAATCTGGAATGTTGGAGATTGTCAATGCATCATTCATAGCCGATGAGCCTTTCATTTTTGGTGAAGTCAACGACTCATGGAATGCTCGTGAACTTCGTTGGTACATGAGCCAGTCATTAAATGTCAACGACATTGCTCCACCTGTGCCGGCAGTTTGGCAACAAGTTGCAAGCAAAAAGGGTCGCATCAACTCAAACTATGGTTGGTGTGTCTTTAGTCAGCAGAACGGCTACCAATTCCATAAAGCAATCGACTCGCTAGTTGCCAACAAGGCTAGTAGACAAGCCGTGATCATTTACATCCGACCCTCAATGCATGAAGACAGTTGCATAGACGGAATGAGGGACTTTATGTGCACGTATAGCACCCAGTTGCTCATTCGCGCCGGGCAGCTGCATCACATTGTCAACATGCGTTCCAATGATGCCATCTATGGCTACAAAGGCGATAGGTTTTGGCAAGACACAGTCCACGACTTTGCACTTACGCGTCTGCAGCAAACTTACCCTGATTTAGCCAAAGGCAACCTATACTGGAATGCAGGCTCTTTGCACATCTATCCACGCCATGCTGGGCTTGTCAAATGATTTACAACCCTTTTGCATCAATACCTGTCCGTCCAAAAAGCCATGTGCGTGGCTGGGCCATGCATTGGGCCGAATGCCTTGGCGTGCCTGTTGCAGGGCCAACTGACCCGCTAACTTGTCCAATTTTATACATTGAGCACGGTGTCAATTTTGGCGGAGTGCTCAATCTGTTTGGAGGGGTCAGCGAAGGTTTAGTCGATCGCCTTGAAGAGTTGGCAAACTACAAAGGCCAGTTGGTTAGCTTGGATTGGCCTATGCCAAACTATGCACATCAATTGTCCAAGAGGTTAGGGCAAGCCACGTGTTCGCCTAGGCTGACCCCAGCCCTTTTGGCCGGCTTGGATGCCCGTCTGAAGAACTCAACAACACTGACCCAACAAGATCTTAAAAGTGACGTGATTGCAATCGGCGACAGTCACTCAACAGCCTTTGCAGCTAGTGGGTCTAGTGTAATCCGGACCAACGGGCTAACTTTGCATGGGGCATTGCAAAAAGGTCATTTTGTTGATCAAATAGGCCGCTTGGTTCACAAACCAAGGCGCGTAACGTTAGTCTGTGGATCAATAGACATCCGACACCATATCGGTCGCCAGAGCGCTCCTAAACAAGCCGTCATTGACTTATGCAACAACTACTCAAATGTGGCTGACTTTTTAGATGGTGAGTATGGCATTCAAGTAGAAATTGCAGCTCCTGTACCGGTCGAATGGGAAAAGCGCAAGATTCCTCAAACCGGTTTTTATAAAGGAACCCCATTCACCGGTACTCTAGAAGATCGTCAAGAATGGACGGCCCTGTTTATGGACAAAATGAGCCATCAATGCTTGATCAAGCCCCCAGGTTATTGGTACTCTATGGGCCCTGAAGAGTACGCGAACACCTACATGGAACTCAACTCATCTGTGCACATTGCACCACCTTTCTATCGTCGTTTTGATTGGGGCTTACTATGAGCATCTTTACGTGCACAACGAGCAAATCAAACACGGACATTCCGGCAGGCATGGATTCCTATGCTGCTAGATCCCACTACATTGCAATGCGCAATGGTTTTAAGTCAAAGTTGTCAGCCCCGGTAGTCCAAGCCTACGGCAAAAAATGGGTATTCAGAGGCGATGCTAGTGCAAGCAGTTTAAAGGGCTATGGTGCTGAGCAGTTGATAGCAGAGTGCAAAGAAGATGTTTTAGTTTATTGTGCGCCTCGGGTAGGTATGGCCATGGATGCAATTGCAACCCTTGCCAAACTTTATGACAAGCACTGCGTGTTCTTTTGCCCAGCGTCAGGAGAGCCCTCAATGCATCAAAAAGCCTTATTGGCTTATGGCGCCGACTTGCGCTTTATCAAAATTGCAGCAATGCCAACTCTGAACAGTTACGCTAAAAAGTGGGCTGAAAAACATGGAGCAAAGTACCTGCCTTTTGGACTTGGCAAAACTCCATCGGTGACCGCCGGGATTGTTAATCTTGCAGGACAAATTACAGAGCAGCTAGGTGAAGATCCTAGCGAGATTTGGATGTCTGTGTCTACAGGAACAGCCATTCGTGCATTGCAAATAGCATGGCCTAAAGCAGCCTGCCGCGGTGTGATCGTAGCCCGTAATATGCACGATGGCGAGATTGGCAATGCTACACTTTGGTCAGCATCTCAACCATTTTTGAAAGATGTGTCTTTAAATAAACGCCCTCCTTTCCCGTCGACTGCTAACTATGACGCCAAATGCTGGGAAGACTTTGAAAACTTTGGCATTGATGACTCAATTTTTATCAACGTAGGCACTGATGACAAAGTGATGGCCATGTACAAACAAGTCAAAGATATACCATTGAACAGTCAACGTGAATGGGGTGACATGTCTGACCTGGATCGTGGGCTATGAAGTGCCGCTTACACCATACCTGGGATTGCGATGCCGATTTGATCGACATTTTGACTCCAGGAGTCGTACCAAATCAGTTCTTAGTTGATGATTGTTTTGGCTCAAAATCAACCAAGTCTTTTAGAGAAGGCAAGTTCAAAGAAACACAACTTGTCTTCAAGCTTCTAAA